GCCCTAAGTAACCCTTTGAAGATAGCCTCTGTCCAATCCCCCATTAACATGTTCAACATGAATGCGGTAGGCTTTTGGATGTCTGTCTCAGGGTTGTTCTTATCAAACCAAAGCTGGCACTTAGGACGCCCAATGTTGGACATCCTAAGCCTGAACTTATCTCGTGGGCCACTGTTGAACTGCTTCTCTAAAGCTGCTGCGACATCATCACAGACAGCCTTTATAACCTCTTTAGACATAGAAGCTTTACCATCTATAGCCTTTCTAAGGTACGAGTGTACTGACAGTTCAGCAGGATGGTTCATTATTCGAAGTCCTGCACATCAATGATGCTACCCACTATAGCTGCGTCTTCTGCTGAGATGTTAGCTACGTTGTTCTCATCCCATTTGCTTAGCACCCAAGTGTTAGTGCGCTCTACATAAGCAATGAAGTCACGTAGCAGATCGTTGTCACCATCAGAGAAGCCTACCTTGTCACCAAGAGATGCTGTAACTTGAGCAAACTTATTACCATTAGGCATAGCGTGTTCTGTAGCGCTCAGCTTAATGTTGTTCTCTATAGGCGTGATAGCCTTGCTAACTAGAGAGCCAGTTACTGCGTTAATAGACTTCATAGATGAAGGGTTCTTAACATCAAACACAAAAGGTACTTCACCTGTAAAGTCTACAGACGCACCTTCTTCATTAGTAGGGTTGTCTAGAGTAACTAAACCCATGAACACCTTAGTACGTTTAACGCTACGCATGACCTGCTTAGTTGCCTCAGGTAGTGCATCAAAGTCTTTGACGTAACCTGATGGACGCCCCAAGTTAAAGCCACCTAGTGTGTCTTTTAGGTCTGCGTTTAAGCTTGAAGACAGAACAGTTTTCTGTGTGTTGTTAGCTTCACTGTCCCACTTAGTCCACTGCACACGCTCAGCAAAGAGACGTATGTTTAGTTTCTCTGCATAGACTTCTTCATCACCCTTGCGTACTTTAAACATAGGAGTACTGATGATCTTGCCGTCCTTGACACCCTGTTGTACTAGGGCATTGATACGCCATATATCAGTCTGCTGTTGTTGTTGTGGTGCAGCGAAACCCATAGCGTCAGCTATGTTCATTCCGTCTACTGATAGTGCTACTGATGTGCTCATTATATATCCTTTCGAGCGGTTTAGGAAAGTAAGTTATACTATATTACGTCCTTCGTGTCAAGCCAATTCTGGCCTATCTTTGCTTCTAATAGTAGAGGCACGTTCATCTTTATGTCATACGCTTCTTCTATTAGTTTGTCAAGGTCTTCATTCAAAGTATTTATAATTGATAGCACATACTCCTTCTCGTTTGGGTGAATGTCTATCACCATTGAATCGTGAACTGTGTTGACAATGCAAGACTGCATCTTCTCTAGTCTAGCCTCTAACTCTATCAACACCAGAGGCACGACATCCCCTGTAGCAAACCCCTGCACTGGATAGTTCTTTATCATAGTGAAGTGAGTAGGCATACCATTCTCTCTGCGTACAACATCAGGGAAAGCATACTGCCTGCCTGACACGTTAGTTATCTTGTTTAGCCTGATGGCTTCATTGCCTAGCTTCTTGTGCCACGCAGCAATTCCTGGATATTTATCATTGAAGTGTTCGTAGTATGAAGCCTCTGCCTTACTTCTGCCATATCCAGTAGCGCCGAATAGGGGTGCGAAAGTGTGTGCCTTCCCTTCCTGACGGGTAGTAGGCTGACCTGCGTCACTGATAACCTTAGCTGTGTAGCTGTGTACATCAAACCCTGAGAGTATCTCATCCATAGCTACCTTGTCTTGAGCTAGGAACGCAGCCGTCCTAAATTCAAGCTGTGCAAAGTCGGCCTCGCAAATGTGACCGCCTTCCCATCGTGAGATGAACACCTTCTTAACTGGAAACGTATTACCCCGTGGCATGTTCTGCATGTTAGGGTTACGCCCACTGAAACGTCCTGTAGCTGTGATGTGCTGAGTAAGACCTACGTGCAAGAAACCATCAGGCTTAGTGTAAGTAGAGATACCATCGACAAAGCTAGACAGGTAGCTGGACACAGCAGACAGACGCTTAAGGTCTGACAGGAAGTTAGCAGCCTTGTCCATGCGGTTGTTCTTAGATGTAGCTATGAGTGCGTCCAAGTTATCCTTGCCTGTGCTGAAGCCATTCGCACTGACCCACTTCTTACTTGGTGCAGCAAAGCCTAGACCAGCCATCTCGTTAGTCTTCTTGAGTTGGTAGCCTCTAGCGTCACAGTCCTTACATTTGTTAGGTCTAGCAAACTTAGTGCCGTCCTTCTTTATTTTGTACGTCTTAGCTTCACCCTTGCACACAGGACAGGTAAACGCCTTAGTCTTAAACAACCTACTGGAGTTAGACTTGACTGCATCACGGAACTCTTGCGGAGTCTTAACAAATTCAAATAGCTCTGCCCATTCCTTCTTGTTGTGTACCTTGCAGCTAAACAGTACCTGAGAGGCTTGCTCTGGACTGTTGATGTTGATAGGTGTGTCACCCATTAGCTCACGTATCTGCTTATGTAAGCGCAACTCTATGTCTGCTTTCTCCTTCTCGAACTCCGTTCTTACTTGCTGTAAGGCTCCGAGATCCACTTTGACTCCCGACATGTACAGTCTGGTAAGGGTTTTACATGTATTAAAGGTAATGGCTCTGATGGTGTGTAGACTTGCACAGGAGGGATCGGCGTAACGTTCCTCTTGCTTGAGGTACAGCCCCATAGTTGCGCCAAGGTCAGCCCTAAGATAAAAGCTAAGCTCGTTGAGAGGTATCTCATTTGTGTTGTATCCTTCTTTAAAGTATTTCTTTAAGGTGTCTTGCTTCTGTACGTCTAGCTCATAGCGTTGAGCGCAGGCATCCAAGCTAAGTGGCTCCTTCTGTCCACGTAGTAGTATGTACTCAGATAACATTGTGTCATATATGTCACCACTGTACTTGAAGCCACACTCCCACAGCCACATAAGATCGTGCTGGGCGTTGTGCATGATCAACAGGGTTGTCATGTCTAACACCTTCTGTATCTCCTTACGCCCAGCGCCTGAGGTATCCTTCTGCTCAACATGGTCTAGCGTTACGATACACTCAGAGCCACCCTTAACTGCCATCATACCAACCTGCACTAGGAAGTTAGACGGCTCGAAGGGATCAAGTATTACCTTGCCATTACGCTTTATTGTGGTGTTCTCTACGTCTAGTACTATTTCCATGCCAACCCTCCTATGCTTGATACTGTGATCTCTCGCCGTCTAACTCACAGTGTACTACACCATGCCAACCACCCTTAAGCTTATTCTTAGCTATGTTCAAGTGTCTCTGCGTATCTTGTTCGTCTGCCCCTTCAACCTGTGGGTTCTTAGAGATCAAGATCATCAGGTCAGCTTCAGCAGCTTTACCTGTCTTACTGCCTTCCATCATAGACTGATCTACATACACCTTACCTTCAGCTACAGCACTTAGCTGTGACATCCAGATTACAGCACAGTCATGCTGCTTAGCTATGTTACGTGCATGGATGGCAGCTTCCTTAAGATACACATCTGACTTGTCACTGGTCTTGCTGGAGAACTTATCACCCATATCTAAGATCACGATGTCAGGCTGGTAAGCTTTTATGATAGCCTCAACCCACGCCATGTCTTTGCCTGTTGAGTCATACAGCTTGATGTTCTCTCGTACAGGCTCGTAGCGTGACGCAGCTAAGGCGTAGTTACCCTTCACCTCTTCCATAGACATGGAGGTAGCCGCACTGAGATACCTAGCTCCTACACGCTCATACGCCTCTTCATTACACAGGACGATACACTTAGCTCCCTGACTAGCAAAGCCTTTAGGCCCACCTAGTAGTGAGGCATGAAAGGATGTCTTACCTGTGTTAGGTCTAGCACCTACGATAACTAAGTGTCCTCCACTAATACCTTCTACCTTGCTAGTCAGAGATGGTATGTTGAACCTCCACTTAGACTGTATGTCATTAGCTTGCAGTAAGTTATCTATAGAGATGTCACCCCAGTCAATCTTAAGGTTAGGCATGAAATCATCTTGATAGTCAGACAGTATCTTACGCATAGGCTCTAGGCTAGTCTGCGTACCATTCACGTAGTCAAACCCTAAGTTGGCTATCTCTTCGCCTACTACCTGCTGGAACAACTTACCTAGTACTTCTTCAGCTATGCCCTCAGACATAGGCTCTTGTCTGTCAATCTTCTTGAACAGATCTTTGTACGTTTCTTTGTTCGCTGTTGTGAGTGTAGCGTTGTGTGTAAAGAACAGCCCTTCTAACTCAGGAACGGTGAGGTTCTTCTCATACGTTTCCATAGCGTAGTCGATAGTGCTTTTGATCTTGCGTACATCCTTAGAGAATAACTTGTCGGGTGTACGGATACCTCTATGATTGGCATAGAAGTCTTTATCCATTAGTGTTCTAAGTAGTGCTAACTCCATTATCTTTCTCTCTCTTAGTAAAATCTATCTGATACGCACCCTCTGGTGATTTGTATGCAGCTAAAATATCCAGGAATTGTTGGTAGCTCATGTGTAGTAGCTGGTACTCAGCAAGCTCTTCATCAAACTGTCTGAAGTAAACTACACTGTTATCTGCTATTACAACCTCAACATCTTCAAACCTATCTTCCTGATCTAGTGTGACAATTACAGAAGCATCCTGTTCAAATTCAACTGTGTACACGATTGACTGCCTCCCTCTGTATAGAAGCCTGACGCTCTTCTTCATCAAATTCTCTTATCCAAGGTACGACAATACCTGTATTCCATTTCTTTGCTTGGGCCATAGCTTCTTCTTTGTCACCCCAAACTAAAGGCTTATCATAATTAGTAAAAACCTTCTTGCCTGTATCGTAAGCCCACTCACCACCTTCTATCTCAAACATGACTGCCCACATAATAATCTCCTATTTAGTTGTTACATCTAAACAAACAACACCAATGCCGTTGTGAGTTATCATTACTTCTGCTTTCTTTCTTTGTACTTCACATTGTTCATACTTAGTGTAGCTACCTATATGGAAGTATTCTAAGCTCTGCCCACTGATCAACTCCAGCCATACTAATGCCCACATTTCTCTAACCCCTCTAGCCTTTCTTCTAAGTCAAATATTTCACGAGAGCATTTGTTAATCTTATTAGAACTCACATCCTTTGCGTCATTTATTTCTTTGTACAACGCAAACAGTTCTTCTTCTTTGTGTGCTATCTCACGTTCTACGTTCTCTATCTCACCTACCATACTCATTCTACTTCTCCAATCTTAATGCAAACCACGATGTAGGAAACCATTCCTTCATGCTGTTACAAATCTGGTTAGCTACTAGCCTAGTCTCTAGCTGTGTGTCACCTGTACATCTTAGGTTACACATGGCAGCGAAGGCATCCAGGCTACCTGACCAGTACCACTCAGTCAGGGTAGACTGAGGCAGTACCATACGTGCTTGCTCTGGTGCTACGTCACTGTTAAGCATAGCGTTGTATAGGTCTAACGCTCTATCATTTACATATGATGACCATCTGTCAGGTGTGTCACTTACATTATCATATTCTGTATGCCCCTCAATAGAAAGCTCAGGGTCTTCAACTATCCAGTGTAGCATTTTCACTACTTCATCACTACTGCCCTGCTTCTTATCCACAGCCTTGCCACGCCATACCTCTGGGCTATAAAACTCTGGTTTATCGCTCACGTATCTACGACTGATCTCATTCCAGCGCAGAAACTTATGCTTGACTAGCTGTCGTGCCACAAACACAGGTGCCTTAACGTGAAAGGATGCAAAGGCGTGACCGAAGGGTGAGGTATGTTTATGCTTGGCTAGGTAGTTGATTAGCTTGGTGTCGGTATCATTTAGTACGCCCATACCACCTTCACCATCGTCTAAGCCACCTTCCTGACCAGACCACGTACTCTTCTTACCAAAGCTAACCCGTGCTGCATTCACCACAGATAGGTCAGTACCCATGTGGTCTATGTATGTTGCTTCAATCATCTGCAATCTCCACCACTTTAACCCTAATAGGTTTCAACATATCTAATGACCCAGCATCTACATCTTTCTTGTATCCGCTATATCCTACTATATTTACACCTCTGGGGTTCATCTTACGTTTCCAAAAAGACCTGCCAAACTTAGTTATCACCAGAGTGTTTTTCTCAGTGTCCTTTATGGCCCACATCTCTAACTCAATCATTTCTTATTCCTTCTACTTAGTGCAGACTTAGCAGTCTCCAAGTTATGTTTAACGTAAGCATTCAAACTTGCCACGTTCTTATGTCCTGTCACGGACATGATTGCAAGGTGGTCAACGCCACTCTCTATCAATTGGTTTATGGTAGTCTTTCTTAGGTGACCTACCTTAAGGTGATCAGGAAGCCCAGCCAATGCCTTGACCTCTCTGAACAGTGGGCCACTAGCGGCTGTGGTATATGGCCTGTAGACACCATCAGGTGAACGTTGCTGTGGTGCTACATACTGTTGGAAGTCCCAATCATTTTGCTGTTGCTTGAGTAGAGACATCAACGGTTCCTCAAGGGGTAGCTCAACCCTAGCACCACGTTTACTCTGACGTATCTTAACCATCTCATTATCGAACTCAATGTTCTGCCACTTGAGATTGTATATGTCAGTAGGACGTTGGCCCCACTCGTATGCCATCAGTACAGCAAGACCAATGTTTCTAAATTTAAAATCAGAGAAGGCTACATCACAGAACTTCTCAACCTCAGCATCAGTCCATACGACAGAAGCTGGCTCATGTGTACGCTTACTAACATGCTTCATTGGATTGTCGTTAACAATACCAAGAGCAACACAGTAGTTCATGATCATGGAGAATACCCTAGCATATTCATTAGCATTGTTGGTACTCACATCATCTTCCCATGTGTCGTACATCTTGGTGCATACAGGCACAGTGAGGTGGCTAACCCGAAAGGTTCCCAACTCCTTGCCATATATTTCTGTGCGACAGATACAACTGAGGTTAGACGTATAGTTCTTGTAAGTATTCTGCGACAAAGATTTAAAGTGTTTAGTGTTGAAGTAATGGGCTATGATCTGTGACATGTTAGACATCTTACCAATGTTACCTGCCACTATCTCACCCCTACGGAAAGCATCTACCTTGTCAATCAGCTTGGGTATCTCTACCCTTGCTGACCTACCATCCCTAAAGGTCTGTGTCTTGACGATGCCTGAGGTAACAGCATCTTGTGGTGGTTTGAATACCCATGACGTACCTCCAGACTTACGTTCAATCTTACTGGTATATTTCATATCTTCCCTATCCAATGAGTACAATCATCGTGTGGATCATCCATAGCAATACCTCCTCTGGAAGTATCTAGTTATACTCATACTTAAAGTTACTTAAAGTATTTAATATTATATTAATAAATATATAATACTTAATGTATTACTTAGAGTATACTTTAAGTATTTAAAATACACATAAATATTAATTAGTCAATGGAGTGTGGCAACGTGTCACATCATCCTCCTTGAAGCATAGTTGTTGGTATAGAAATTATCACCCGAATCAATGTCATCTCGCAAACTCTCATAGGTATAACCTAATGATTCCAATAGACTAGCTACAGCATCAGGATTATCTTCTATCACAGATACCATATCGAGTATCCCTTTGTTTCCATACTCATACATAGGCTTATCGTAATAGCCCCAGCTATCCTCATAGATGGTATGATCACGACTGATAACAATCTTAGACCAGTCAGCTTCTAGTAGATGCTTGAGTAA